GAACTTAAAAAATTGGCGACCTCGGACTCGGACAGATAGTTGAGAAGGTCGCGGATAAGTTCATCACGATCCAATACACCCTCGTCCTTAGCCTCAATAACGGCATTAGTAAACTGACGCATTATCGTTTCTCCATCGTATAGGTTAATGTGTATAGTATTCTTCGATGCTAAAGTGATCAGGTGAAACACCTTCACTTTCATATTCCGATAACATCATATCAATACAGGATTGCGCCTGTTCTAATGTTGGAAAGATGCCCTGACCATCTTCATCACCAGCAAATTTAAGGATATAAACTTTCATTATCGTTTCTCCATCGTATAGGTTACAAACTTTTCATTTTCACGGTATACCTGAATATACCGCCTAGCAGCAACCCGTGAAATGCCACGGTAGGTAATGTCGCAATCTTTCATCCAGATTGTTAGGTTAAAAGTTCCAACTCTAGCCATTTTATTTCTCCATCACATAAGTCCACTTACCATCGGACCATTGTTTATAACGGACAACCTTATAACCTTGAGCATCAAGTTCCTCAATACGCTTTGCGACATAACGGAAAGAACCTGATACGATTACTTGTTTCATACTAACCTCCAAAATAAGCAATAAGACCAACACCGAACATAAGGCCGACCAAGGTCAGGAACAAAGCGAGACATTGGACCATTTGTTCATCATCTTTAAACATCATAATCTCCATCAAATAGTTGAATAATAGCCCAGGCACCAAGAGCAATTGGTGCCGCTAGTGAAACCGCCAAAGCGAGATTACCGAGAAATACCCACATGTTATCACCCATTTGATTTTGAGAGACCCAATTTATTACGGCGACTTTCGACGCCAGCACCACGATAAGCAATCGAACCTCTATTGGAATGGAAAGAGGTGTTGGAACGATTACGGCCACCTTTTTTGCAAACCGTGATAGCACCACCATTTTCAAAATATTCCTTGATAGCATCGGTTGTATCAACGGAGAAAGATTTAGGAGCAAAACGAGCAACTGACATATTATTACCTCACATCGGTGTTGAGTTTAGGTTTGCGGGATTTGATTAATTCACGTTCTAAGGTATGAGCAGCGGACTTACCACGGACCACGTCCAATACAGTAACGTCAAAGGAGTCAGGACCATATTTGCGTATAGCAATACAGAGCTTCCAGTTTTTGTTTTCTGTAAGGGCCCGTCGGACATGTTTCTGCCACCTTCTGGTTAGGGATTTCTTAACAGCCGACCGTTCGACAAAGGTTACACCGATATATTCCTGTCCGTTTACAGACAGACTGTAAACAAGGTGTTTACGATCAGACCGTGATTTCCGTTTTTGTGTTTTCATCATGGACGTATAATAGCACTAAGGAACGGAATAGTCAATAAAAAAGGTATGTAAACGACTGCGACAGGATGTCGCACCCTAACCGCCGTTTACATACCTCTGTTTACAATCAGTTTTGTTTACAATTAGTGTTCGTAGAAATCGTCCACTTCGTCAAAGTCCTCGGTGTGTTCGGACCAGGCTTTCTTCCAGTTTTGCACAGGACGCCTCTTGTCCATTTTCTTACCCATGATACGTGAATTGCGGAACTCTTCCACTTCTTCTTCGTCCCATGTGATATGCTTTGCATTGTTGGTTGAAAGGTTTGATTTTAATGTTTTCATATTCATGCCACCTTATGAAGTTTTAGTCCTTTTAGTTTAAAATTATCACCCCAAGCCTCGAACGTAGGTCCGTGGCCAGAAGGTTCATTATATAAGTGTTGAAAATGGTGCACCATTTCGTGCCCCAAAATCTCCACAAAAAACTTTTCATCTTTAAAGGTTTTGAGAAAACTAATACTTGTTTGACCATGCTTTGGATCATTCTTAGTATAATAGTAGTAAAAGGCATATACATCATCGCCTTTATGATTGGATATATAGATTTTATCCACGGGGGCAAGCTTATTACCAAAAATTTGTTCGTTGAGAATGTTAAACCATTCCCAAGCACTCTGAGATGTTACACGATATTTGACATTATCATTTCTTAGTTGTTTTAGTTTACGACGGTTATTATAGTAATCCAGGGAACGCTTCATTAACTAGGGCCTCTGTTAGATATGGAACTTTCAAATCTTTCATTAGCATACCTGCAAATACATCTGCTTCTTTCTCCTCTAAAGATTCCAAAATCTGAATTAGGATTTCTGTCTTTCTTTTTTCTGTTAGTCCTGCTGGTACTCTTGGATTGCCTTGAGTGAATAGATAGGCACGGTCAAGAGCCGCAGTCATATTACTATACGCCATACCCGCAGGCATGTCAACTCTACGCCATTTTGGGATTTCAGCAACAGTAAACTTTAAACCTTTATGGAAAGCACCAAGCAGGATGTTTCTTAGTGCATAGGTATCATTTTTACGAAGGACAGCAATACGATCTTGTTTATTGCCGACCTTTCTAAAGTCTTCAAACACCTCATATATATTCTTCTTTGACATTAAAAATCTCCAATGGACTCTATCATTACCTTGAGTCCTTTATCAATGAAATAGTTCAACATTGTTTCTCTTGTAGCAGGCTTGGTATTATCAAATGCCTCTACGATCTTTTTTTGAATTTCTCCTGGTATATAGTCAAAATCAACCAAAGTTTGATTACGTTTATAACCACGTAACATAATATCCGTAGTGCAGAAAGTTTCGGCATCCTGACTAATCCACTCCTGAAGTCGTTTACTATTTATTACCTTCTGTCTTTCTCCCAGGACAAATGTATTGTCGGCGGATAGAAAGTTTGGAATGCCATCACCACGATCACCTTTGATGATATGCTCACGGATATATGCCTTTGGGTTATCAATCTTGATGAACCTCTTTAGAATAGGACTATACTGTGTTACATTAGGATATTTCTGTAGTTGTGCAAAGTCTTTGTCCGACGACAAAATGAGAATGTTGGCATTCGGCGCCAAACGTGCGGTTAAGACAGCAATGACATCATCAGCCTCAGCACCGTCTACATCTAAGACCTTATAAGGAAAAGACACTTTTAATTCGTCTCTAATCTTATTTAAGGTATCAAAGATCATACTCCAATCTAACCCACTGGCCTCACGGTCATGCTTACGTTGTGCCTTATAAAATGGGAAGTATTCTTTACGCCAATACTTTTTATTGTCGCAACATAGAATAACATTAGGATATTTGGACTTGAATTGTCGGACACTTGAACGAATGGTATTGATACACATATGACGAATAAGATCCTCATTCATCTCATGAGACTTGGTGATAGTTTTTAGGTGTTGCATTAGGTTAGATATAAGGACTTGATTAAGGTCCACCAGAACATAAGACATAATTAATTCCTTTGTGATGATATAGTATTATATCACTTTTCCTTTTCTTTGTCAACCTCTAGCATTATGGATTCAATCCTTGCTGCCAACTCTTCCTTTGTCATGTCTTCCGCATCTTCGATGATACGGACATTTTTATCAACAAAAGTTTGTAGATAATGGTCAAAACCATATTGGCGATAAACGGCAGATTTTATGGCATCTGCCACGAGGACCAAGTCTTTAGCAAAGTCTTTATCTTGGACATTCATATCATAGTTATCTAGTTCAGTCACCAGAAAGCCAGTCATATCATCAATAATTTGGTCAGCAATTTTCAATTCGGCTTTTCGGTTTCTTTCAATGATATGATCTTCAGGAACTTCTCGGACTACTTTGTGTTTTGGGAACTCGATAACTTTCTCGGTCATTTACTTGTCCTTACTTTGGTCTATGAAATATCCATAACCATATTCCATCACCTCACTCTTGGTTCTTTCGTATAAACCTATGTGTTGGTCTTTACTCCATCCATCTTTATCAACATGCTCATACCAGTAAAGATAGGCCAATTTTTGTATCATATCTATTTTTTCTACTGGTATGTTGTTATAGAACTTCATTTTACCACCCTTAACAATATTGTTTCTTCATTACATCGGCCATTGGCCTTGGTTTCTGTAGTTTTAATAACACTCATAATCTTACGCAAACCAACTTTACCCTCGTTTAACACTTGAGGGATTACCTGTTCTGGTTTTCGGAGTTTTTTGGTGATAGAAGTATCTTGATCATATCCGATGATCGTAGTCCCTCTGACAGAAAGGCCGCTATTACCCAAGGCATTATACACAGAGAGATTGCGATACTTAGTATTGTAGACCCAAAGTTGTTGCGCATGAATAATATCCTTAGGTTGGACACTCTTGATATTTAGGTCTTTATCTTCGACCTTGTATTTCAGTTTAGAAACCAAGACATGTGCCGGTTTCTCTTTCTTCTTACGAGGTTTACGAATAGAGACCTGTGCTGCCGATGTTTCATCAAGGTGATCTAGGATCTTTTTGATGAACAAAGCCATGATTTTAAGAACCGGCTTACGCCACTTGCTATACGCCTCAACAAGGTCTGGATCTTCACCTTTGAGTGCTTCGGTGATTTCTTCGTATTGTGGACGGAAGTGGTCTGTAATCCTCTTCGCCACTGGCGGTTTAATTGCCTTCTCAAGGGACCACTTCTTAACGTCAAACTGGATTACTCCTTCTTTATAGAAAACATCTAATTCCTCTTCAAGTTCCGCAATAAGATCGGACGCCTTCGCACTAATGCGGTCTTGAATTGATATGACGGGAACTTGGTTCTTTTCTCCACTTTCCTCTGTCTCCGAAACATCCAACACCGTTCCGGCCAAGTCCTTAATTCGTTGCTCAATGTTTTCCCATACTCCGTCTGGTAGAGTGCTTCCTGTGTGGAGGAGTCGGCAATTCCATCCAATTGAGTGGAGTTCCACAGACTTAATGAGAGATATTCGTCGGACGATTTCTTTGTCATAGTTAATACTCTTTAGGTAGGATATAGTGAATGACTTGGCATCATCACTTGTGTAGAAATAGTTAAACCAGTTATATGCAACAGCCAACTCGGCCTGTGTGGAGTCCTCCGTGACCGTTGGTTCAGAACCAAGATACTTTTCATCCGCAAACTTAGGACGAGTTTTCACTTTCTTCTCCTCAGACAAAGATATT